GTTTTACTTCCTCCGCTATCAGTAACAAAAGTTGAATACGCAAAAATAGAAAATGTTGCATTAGTATAATTAACATAAGTTGAATTGGTTTCAAAATTTATACCAAACCATTTCAAAGTAGTTGCGGATGTAGGATCAGTAGAAAGTGTATTTGTTGAATCTATAAAATAAGGACTAACTGTAAAATTTTTGCCTTTAAATTCATCTGGTAAAGTTACAGTTATTAAACTCCCACTAAAACTTAATGTACCGCTATAAAATAAATGATGATATTCTCTTCCAGTACCGCTCGTATAATTATAAAATCCTGTTCCACTTGCTTCTGAATAACTACCATTACTATGATTCCATCTAGAATAAGAGTTTGTATGAATAGCAGTATCTCCGCTTCTTCCTCCTATTTGAAAAGCTCCGTTTGCGATATTAATGCTTATAGAACCATCTAAAGAAGCTAATGTTCCTGTTTTTATAATACTTGCGGTAAGTGAACCGGTGTTTATAAAATCAGCAACTATTGAACCATCCATAGTCATAGCTAATCCAAAAGAACCATTATAACCAGTATTTGAATACCCTAGCCCATTAACATTCCAACGCCAAACTTTTACAGCTGTATTTATATCTTGTGTATCCATAATTAAGATTTCATTTTTTCTTACTAATACATAAGAATTACTTAACCCATTGGTTATCAATTGAGTAGCATTGTCTTTAGCTTGTTGTAAAAATCCTGTTTGTGGATCACTTATAGAGTTAAGCATAGAGATAATTTTATTTATAGTACTTACTGACTTTTCAGCTACATTAGAAAGGGATATAGAGTTATGTATTTGACGTTTACCATTATATTTACGTTCAATTACTTTAACATTAATATCTATATTATAGTTTGCTTCATATACTGAAACTGTATCATACAACCATATTCTTTCTAATAATCCAAAAGGTTTATATTCTTCAGTTTTTTCAAGAGTAACAAAGTTGATTTTGTATTCACCTCTAAATAAGTCCACTTGTTGTTCAGAATACATTTTAGCTACTGCAGCTCTTAATTGTTGTTGTGCTTCTGCTTCAGTAACCCCACCTTCTTCATCTATCCCTATGCTATTAAAAACAACTTCTTGTGATTTTATATTTGGGTAATTATTAACATATTCTGAATCTATATATTTCTCAGGTATAGTTAAATCATTAGAACCTTTAGGATAAATTCTAGTTATAACTGAATCTATATCTGTATAAGCTTCAAACCCTGTTAAATTCTTTCTCGATTGAATTGTAACCCCTCTATCCTGCCCACTAGCTGAATTTATCGATATATTGTATTGATTTCTTCTAACTTCTCCGCCAAGCCTATTAAGGAATGAATTATCAGCACTAAATATAGCTTCATATACATTTTTGTTAATGAAATAAGACGTTGCTGTACTTGTTATATCACTAGAATAAGTAAACTCGTGTGAGGTTGTAGTTCTTGTAAATATCCAATCAAGAAAAGCCTGTCCGTTTAAATCTGTAGGTCTTACATCTTCTAAAAACAAATTAAGAATATCATAAGTTATATGTCTTGCATAAACTTGTATTTCTCTATTACTGCTTTTAGTTATTTTATTTACTCTAAATACTTCATCCCCATAAACATCAGGGCATTTTATTATAGCTTCATCTACTATAAACTCATGTTTAGAATTAATTTGATCTATCCCAAATCTAAAAGTTACTCCATATTCACCATTAGCTTTTTCGGTTATTTCATAATTCAAACAAATATCATCTAATACAGATAAACCATCATTAAATAACACTTGATTTTTAGTTGCAAATTTATTATAAATTGAAATCACTCTATCACCTCCTATAGATAACGAGTTCTTATATCAATTTCTATTTTTGTTACTGAACCAGTAACTTCTATGATGTTTTCACCCTTTTGCAATTGAGGGAATCCACCATTTTTATTATTCATCATATTTGTAGAGTCTTTTTTACATAAAAAAAATGTAGAATCCAATTCTACATATTCATTCACATTATTTATTGTTATAGTGTCATCATTAGTTGTTAGTGTTATATTTCCGTTAGCATAGATTTTAAGGTATGGGTCAGTACATATTGAGCCATTGTTATATATAGTAGCCGGAAAGCTTTCTAGTGTCATTGTAGGCTCATATAAAGGGTATTTAAAAGGCTCACATATAAAAGTCGTTTCAAAACTTCCATAGTAATCTATTTCCTTTTTTACATCATCACTTGTAGTTACTTTTTTAACCTTGTAAACTCTATCTTTATCAAAGCTAAATATCAATGAATTATCTTCTATTATATTTAACCATTCCACTATTTTATCTACTTTTCTTTCAAAATCAGTAGGACTAACTAATACAAAATTACATTTAATTATTTTTTCTTGATATGATCCTAATTTATAAGTTAATCCACCTAATGCTCTCATATCTACGGGTTTTATTTCAGTATCTTCTATAGTAATAGGAATAGCAGGTCTTTCACTTAAATAACAATCCATATCCATAAAACTATCTTTATTATTAAAATAAATACTTGTTACCATGCGAAAGCACCTCCTACATCTCTACTATTAAATCTATCTATTGTATCTTGATTTTCTGCAACAACTTCAGCTAATACTCTTCCATCTGGAAGTACAACTTGGATTATTTGCGGTCTGTTAGACGTTGAATTTCTTTGTGAATCTGTTAGTGGGGTAACTGTAGCTCTACCATTTTTAACACTTAAAAGTTCTGCTCCTGCTTCACCTACTATTGCATCACCATTAGTTACATTACCCCCATTAGCCAACATTGGTATTTGAGGTAAATTAACGCCGAATGACCTTCCTCCAAACTCTGGAACCCAATCTGGAATAGTTACGCTTAATTTATTCAAACCTCTAATAGCTCCGTTTATTAGTGCTATTACTCCGTTTAAAGGAGCTTTTGCAAATGAAGCTATAGTGCCAAATATACCTCTAAATATACTTACAACTCCATTCCAAGCTTGGCTCCAATTACCTGTAAATACTCCTTTAACAAAATCTATTAATCCGGAAAATACTAGTTTTATATTATCAAATATCCCTTTAACAATAGATAACCAATCATTTAAAATGCCACCTAATACTCCAAACTTTTGAGACCAATCTGTTGTAAATACAGAACCTAGCCAGTTAATAAAATTGCTAAATGTTTCTTTTATAAAATCCCAATTAGCAACTATTGCTATTGCTAATCCTATAACTGCTGCTATTACTATAGGTATTATTGCTGCTATTCCTGCTACTGCTCCAACTGTTGTTCCTGCAACCGCTGCTATAGCTTGAAATGCAATTACTACACTTCCTATAGTGCTTATCAATGTTCCGAATATTAAAAGTAAAGGGCCTATAACAGCTACTATTGCAGCTATTGTAATTATAACTTTTTTAGTGCCCTCATCTAAAGAACCTATCCATTGTACAAACTCGTTTACTTTAGTTATTATTGGAGTAATTATAGGCAATAAATATTGCCCAAAACTTGATGCGAGTTCTTTTAAACTTTCCTTGAATATTCTCATTTGATTCGCTGCACCTTCTGAGGTATTTGCGAAGTCGCCTTGTGAATTTGCAGTAACAGACATTACATATTGATATCTTAATTGAGTTTGTTCTGCTTGTGTCATTTGTTGAATAGTTTTATTTATTCCCTTGCTATAAGCAAATTGTTGTAAATTGGCTTGTGTCATAACTATACCAAGCGTTTTTAGCGATTCTGTTTCACCAGTGAATATACCATTAAGAGCAGTTGTCGCTTCACTCAATCCTATATTTTTGAATGAAGATAAATCTCCTGCCAATCCCACTAAAGACATTGACATTTTAGATGCTTCATCTGTGTTTAATCCCATAGAGGTTCCCATATCTCCAAATAACGCTGCCATATCTAATGCCGAACCCTGTGCTATACCAAAGTTTTTAAGTGTAGTTTTAGACCATTCTTCAACTTGTCCTGCATTGCTTTTAAATGCAACATCAACTTTATTTAAAGATTCTGAAAAATCACTAGCAAATTTAAAACTTGCTGCACCTGCTCCTAATATCGGTAGAGTTACAAATTTAGTAAGTGCACCTCCTGCTTTTTGCATTCCTGCGCCTACTTTTTGAAAATTCTCACCCATTTTTGTAATCGCTGTATCAGCTTTTAATACTTTAGGTTCAATCCCATCTAATGTTTTGGTAACATTATCGTTTAAGGCTATACTTCCAAACAGCTTAAATATTTCCATTTAATCACCTTCTTTTTAAGGCTTTTTTGAGTATATCATCAACATTTTTCATAATTTCTTCTTTTGATTTTGGTTTATCTGTATGTTTAATCTGTTTTTTATAAAAATCTTCAAATGAGATATAAGTTTTCTTTGTCATATTTGGATATTGAGCTAACCATATTTGTCTTACTTGCTCTTTTATTTCTTCTTCATATACTTTTTTTAGCAATTTAAGTAAATGTTTGGGTTTAAGTCTCAATAAATAATTAAATTCATAACTATTCAATAATAAAAGTGATTTCTCCCATCCTATTGAATAGCTTGTTTGAAAAAATCCATTAATTCCGGATCACTAAATATTTCTTTAAATGTTTTTATAGTAGATGCTAAACCTTGTTTTTTAACTTCTTCTACTGTTTTTTCTTCTGCTATAGCTACAACATTAAAGAACTCTTCTTTAACTTTCGCTGAATTTTTCACTATATAAATAATCATTTGCATTCCTGCTTTTTCCTGGTCCTTTTCTTTTCCTTTTGACTTATTTATATAATTAATTATGTCTATCTTTTCAAATATTTCAGCTACATAAGGTAGCATATCAAAAACTTTTTCACTGTTCATAAATTATCATCCTTTCTATAAAAAAGAGAGAGTAAAAAACTCTCTCCTATGCAGTAGTGAAATTAACAACTGAATTAGCTGCTAAATGATTTCCTGCTAAATCTACTATATTTGTATTAGCTATTGCTATATACGCTGTTGAAGCACTTAAATTGCTTGACGGATCAAATGTTACGGTAGTTTTATCAACGCTATGTGTCAATGTTCCTGCTACAACTGTTCCATCACTAGCCTTTAAAACTAAGAAATTAGCTGCGTTAACACTTGAAACTGATATTGCTTCACTAAATGTCCATACTATATTTGCACCAACTGCAACTCCGGTAGCTGCATCAGCAGGAACTACTGTAACTGTTGGAGCGGTTGTGTCAGTTGATATCTCAGGATAGTAAATAGCGAATGGAGGATTATCCAAATTATCAGTGTCATAATGTGCCATAAATGTTAATGAAGCAACATTATCATTATTGTCCTGTGGTTCTATTGTAAGACCATCAGTTGAAAGTGCATTGTATATTTGAATTATTACAGGTTCATTACTTCCTGATAAAGTTCCAACCCAAGTTAAATTATCTATGAAATCACTTGTTTCAACTTGGCTTTTAGCAACTGTTTTCTTATATTCTTTACCTTGTATCGTTACATCTGTTTGCTGCGCTGCTATAATTGCATTTTTTATAGCTGAAGCTGAGAACTCTAAAAGATTAGCTCCAAGAGTTACTTCCCAAGATTCAATAACATTTAATCCTTTAGCAACTCCTTTAACTCCATCAACTGCTATTTGTCTCATACTAGGTGTAGCATTAAATGAGCCACCACCACTAGTTGCACCTAATAGTTTAGCCTTTGCATTTTCATAGGTATCTACATCTAAATCAAAATTAACAAAAAAAGCTCCAGAATCTAATAAAAGGTTCTGAGCAGTATTTTGAGTAAACCCACTAAAAGTTTTCATAAAATCACTCCTTTAAAACTTATCTACTGAATAAGTAAGGAGTATGTTTTGTAACCCGTCATCATCAATGAATGAATTAATCCATACTCCTGATCTCTTGATTATTGCACCATCAAAAGGCACATTATTTATTTGTTGGTCTATTTCTTCTACTAAAGATTGCATAGCTAATTTATTATTATTAATAGAAATTAAATATATTTCTAAAGTAAAAGTGTTTCTACTCCCTAATCCTAATGCTGTGTTTAAAGTAAAAAACATTCCTATATTATTAAAATCAAAATCATTATTTTCTGGATCCTTAGGAAGTTCATCTAAACTACATTCGTGGATATTAGAAAGCTTATTATAAATTGCTACTTGTAATTCTTCTATCATTTAAAATCACCCCAAACTTGATAGGTGTTTTGCTACTATATCTTTAAATTCATTTGTCTCGGATTGTATAGCACGTCTCAAATGAGGTCTACCACCTCGAGATTCTGGTTTCATTTCTACATATATAGCATAATCAACATTGGTCCCGAAATACACTACATATGTTTTATCTTGTCCCTCAACTCTATATCCATAACTACGCCTTAATGTTCCAGTATCTACAGGCGCAATAGCTTGTATTGCTGCTGTTCCTGTAATACCAACTTCTTTTGCCGCTGATTCCATAGCTTGTTTATACTTATCTTTAGCTTTTTTGAAGTTATTAACTAACAACTATATCAACTCCTAATATAGCAGCTATACTATAATCCCAATCAAGTAGCTTTTTAATCTGATAAGATTTGTTTTTGTAATATACATAGTCGCCTTCTTTTAAAGGTTCATCACAATAAACTAAATAATTACATTCAATATCCTCACCAAATGTTTTTTTTGCTACTTCATTTCCTCCTGGTTGAACATCACATTTAATTAAATCCCCAAGAATGAAACTATCAATCCATTGTCCTACGCTATTTTTAACTCTAGTTTTATTAATCTTATTAATTGTACTATTGTAAAACCAATCCATTTTATCACCTACATTAATTTAGCATAAGGCGTTGGCAATAAAGCTCTCACATCATCTGTTATAGTATAGGTTGAACCACTAGCATAAGATGTTACAGTTTTAAAGGTAACGCTTCTTTGTCCTTGTTGCATACTTTGAACATTTTCATTTCCTTTAACTTTGTAAGCATTGTATACTAATAAAGTTATAGCATCTTGAAAATTACTCTCTATATATTCATTATCAAAATCATCATTGTTAATATATTTTTTAATAAAAGTTACAGCTCTTTTGATATAAATATTTAATACAGCATCTTCACTTGATCCTGATATCCCCAAAAGAGTTTTTATATCTTCTAACATTATTTATCACCTTCTGTAAGAAGTTTAACTAATGTTGATTTACTGAGATAGCTCCAACGTTCTATTTTTCTTTCTTTCGCTATTTGCTTAAGTTCAAGTAAAGACATCTCATTATAATCTTTCTTTTCTTCTATAACTTCAATAACTTCTTCTTTTGTTTCAGATTCTATTTTAAGTTCTTTTAAAGCTTCTTGCCTTCTCATTCTATTAAAACTTGCTAATCCCATAAATACCTCCTATACAGTAACTTCTGACCATCTTAACCTTAAGAAATAAGTTGCTGAAGCTGTCCCTAAATTTTTAAATTGAGCTGTAAAGTTTTGTCCTGGTCCTATAATCCATTGAGTTGTTCCACTAGCTGTGCTTTGATTGTATTCCCTTGCAAAGATTTCACCACTAGTTTTTACTAATGCAGCAGGTTGAACAAAAACTTTAAATGTTGCTTCATTATCTTTAGTCTTATTAAGATTATGAGAAACCATTTTGTTATAAGTCGGACTTCCCTCTGTTTCATCAGCAACTAATGTATAAGGACTACCACTCAATGTGAATACCCCTTCATCTATGAAGTCTATTAAGAAGTTACCAGGATTCATATATATTTCATCTAAATGAATATTTTTATCTCCTGTGTTTTTACCCCAAAAAGTATATACACTTCCTGCTCCTATAGTATCGTAGAAGTCCATGTTATAAGCTCTACCTTCATGGATTGCTCTACGTCTTGAATCAGTTGTAACTATAGATCTTACTATTCTATTCAAAGCTTCCCCAGGGAAACCTCTTAAAATTTCTATCATAACTTATCACCTCTAAAAAAGAGGGCATAAGCCCTCATATTAAGCAATCTTAAATTGAAATTTAACAATTCTTACAGCCTTAGGATCATAAACTAATGACCAATTTGTACCTGTTGCAATCTCTGCATTAGTTGGGAATGTTCCTGCAACAGAATCTTCAGTCCATTTTATTCCTCTTGGATGCATTATGAATATCTTTCTATTTATTAAGAAATCTTCTCCAGATGAAGCTAAGGAATCTCTGTCAATTTCAGTTTGGATTATATTAGGATCGCTTCCATTTCCTAATGCTATTGCATTTTGTCCAAATAAATAAGCAACTCCAACTTTTGTTGAAGTATTATAAGGCATTGAATCATCAACAATAACTCTTTTATTCATAAAATAAGGAATTCTTGTACTTTGATTTACTTCTTGAACATAATCAATTAACTGTCTTTTAGCTAAATAAGCTTCAACCGCCGAATGCATCATAACACCTGTTAACAAGTCTTTAGAATCTCCCATTAATTGGTTTGCATCTATAAAAGATTCACCAGTTATTAATTCAGCTCCTCCAGTCCCCGCAGATATATTCAATACCTTTCCACTCATTGAACTTGATGCAAATATACCTGCTAAAGTATTTATTAAGACCTTTTGCATATCTCTTGTCCAATAATCAGAAACCAAATTACCAATAACAGCCATTGGATCTGTCCCTGATAAGTAACCAGAAAGCCCATTAGCTCCCCAAGCTTTAGCTCTTCCATGTTTCCTAGCAACATCTTTATTGGTTCCAATTTTATCTGGGGTTAAACTTCCGCTGTCATTCATTATTTCTGAATCACCTGTTAAGTCACTCCAATAAGGCATATTGATTAATGTATTAGGTCCACTAGCTAATTCATCAAACATAGGATCGTTTTGAACTATTCCACTATTTATTAACGCTGATTTTTCCATAGTTCTTTGGATTACATAACCATTGAAAATTTCTGGCTGAATTACATCAGCTATTCTTAATATTGCCATTTATAACACACTCCATTTTTTTATCATTTTTGATATTGTTTTTCTATTGACATTAAATTTATCACCAATTTGTTGATAAGTATTTCCTTTTTCTCTTAGTTCAAGTATTTCAGTTTTATTACTTTCTAAATAAATTTCAATACTTCGGTCATATTTCTTTAAGCTAACTTTATTAGTCTTCAATATTCTCAATATAGGGGTTGAACTGCAATTAAAAAAAATTCCAATTTGAGTTGTAGTTAAACCACTTCTATACATATCGATTATCTTCAATACTTGTTCTTCATTAAAATCTATTTGAAAGCTAACAATTCCTTTGTGTGAAATACTTAATTTTTCCTTCCATTCTTGAGTTAATTTTTTGCCCTTAAATGGATGATTTATTTTTAAAGAAATACTTCTTTTCTTTTTAGTTTCTTCACTTTGTTTTTTACCTAAGTTAGATTTTCTTATTTTTTCTTTTGTTTCATCTGAATGTTTTCTTCCATGAAATGGGTTGTTTTCTTTAG